ATTTTATTCGCTTTTTCTAAATTAGCATCTAAGCTATTAACTGCTTTATTTACCTCTTCAAACTTTCTATTTGTTTCATCAAAGTTATTCTTAATCATCTTGTCAATATCTGTAATTTCTTTATTATTTTTCTTTAGTTGTTCGATTTCATCTTTAAGAACTTTAAGATCATTGTGATTAACACCAGGAGGAGCTTTCTTTAGTTTTTCTATTTCATCTTTAAGAACCTTAAGATCATTGGGATTAACACCAGGAGGAGCTTTCTTTAGTTTTTCTATTTCATCTTTAAGAACCTTAAGATCATTAGGATTAACACCAGGAGGAACTTTCTTTAGTTGTTCGATTTCATCTTTAAGAACTTTAAGATCATTGGGATTAACATTGGAAGGAGCAGGAGCTTTCTTTAGTTGTTCGATTTCATCTTTAAGAACCTTAAGATCATTGGGATTAACATTAGTAGGAGTAGGAGTAGGAGCTTTCTTTAGTTTTTCTATTTCATCTTTAAGAACCTTAAGATCATTGGGATTAACATTGGAAGGAGCAGGAGCAGGAGCTTTCTTTAATTTTTCTATTTCATCTTTAAGAACCTTAAGATCATTGGGATTAACACCATCAGAAGTTTTCTTTAGTTGTTCGATTTCATCTTTAAGAACCTTAAGTTCATTAGGATTGACACCACTAACAGAAGCTAAAGAAACATTAGGATTTGCAGATTGAAATAGTGATTCAAGTTGTTTAATTCTGTTATCAAGGGTTAATAATTGTCTAATAGTTTGTTGGTTGCTCATTATTTAAATTATATATACATAAAAAATGATTATTTTATAATACAATAATAAAATGTTAATTCCAATTCGTTGTTTTTCGTGTAATAAAGTAGTTGGTGATAAATATGAAACTTATATTGAAGAAATTAAAAAACCAAATAAAGATAACAAAGAAGTGCTAGATGATCTAGGATTAAATCGCTATTGTTGTAGAAGGCATATGATTACAACTGTAGATTTAATGGAGATAATATAATAAATGGAACAAGAATATTTAAAGTTTATGGAATATGTTATAAAATTAATTGATGAAATAGGAGATACACTAACTAATAACAAAATGGATGAGAATCTAATAAAAAAATTAAGTGTTATTATATTAAATCCAAAGTATAGAATACAACTTGGTGTATTGATAATCTTAATATCATTTATAATATATATAGTAAGTGTATTATAAATGATATTAATAATTTTTATTATATGTATATGTATTTTTTTATATTTAAGGTATAAAGAACCAAATGATTATGATAAGATATTATTTATAAATAAAATAGATAAAGAGAGATATATAATTTTAACAAATCATATAAAAGAATTTAAAAAAATATTAAATAAAAAACATCCAGATAAATATTATGATTATCTTCACGATATTTATACAAATATATTAGAATTATGTTATTCATTATATGTTGAAAACTTAAAACCTAAAAATGTTAAAAGATTAGATAAACTTATAAATTATTTCAAAATAAAATATTACAATGATATTTTAAGTGTTAAAAGACATAGTGATAATAAAATATTATTAACTGATTATGAAATAGTTCCAGCTAACTATAGAATAACAAAATATATGTTACCTTAAAATAAAATATGAGTACTTACAACTCTATTATTGATGCAGGCGCTAAAATGGAAATAAATCCATATAAATCAAATGTAGCAACAAGTCAATGTGCTTTAAATTACAATGGTTCTAGTTTTGCAGGTGGTAAATCATCTAAAGCATCTAAATCATCTAAAGCTAAAGCTAAAGAATCTAAAGAATCTAAAGCATCTAAAGCATCTAAAGCTAAAGCATCTAAAAAAAGTAAATAAAAGATTATTTTTACATATTTCTTAAATATAAGAAATGTCTAGTATTATTTTTCAAGATGTAAATACTATTGAATATACTTCAATTAAGTTCGATTATCTAGCAATCAATACAGATGATATATTAGATCAGCAAGAAAATGAAAGATTATTAGTGCATCAAAATGGTTCAAGGTTTAGTATGATTGTTTTAGATGATGGATTGTTTTTAAATACAACTAGAGAAGATGCACAAGATCAACAAGCTAAAAATTATGCTTTATATGCGGATGGTAATGCATATTTTACAGGAACTTTAACAGCAAGTAAAATAAATATATTGGACACAGATATAAGTGATTCTAATATAACTTTATTAATCGATACTATTAATTCTAATACAGGACCATTTGAATCATATAAAGATCCATTATATACAGCACATTTAAATTATTTTACACATAATAATATTAACATTTTGGATAACTCACATTCAGAAAATGCTCGTTGTAATTTGCATCCGCTTACTATTAATCGCAGTGCCTTATATTCTGCGTATAATGCACAATTAGCAATAGGTAATAATGCAGATGACAATAAAAATAACCAATCTGAATTATTAATCGGTATTTTAGGTAGTGATTATAAATCACCAGCGACAATAATAACTAATCCAGGAAAATCTTTAGAGTTTTATATTTCAACACAAAATTGTAATATAGATAATTTATATTATAATGCTGTTGATTTTCCTAATTATACCACTATTCCTACATTACAAATAGATACTAGTAATTCTGTTAATATAAATAGTTCAAATGCAAAGATCTTAACATACCAACATAACGAAGAAATAACTAAATTAAATGTAGAAGGTTATGGATATATAAAAGAATTATTTGTATATGATCATACTACAGATAAACCAAGTCATCTAGATGATATATATTTTAAAAAAACTACACAAAATTTCTATACATCTAATATAAATCCAGGAATATTTGAAGGTAATTTTGGTTTTAATTCAAATTTGATAGTTAATTGTAATATTGATACTAGCAATTTAAGTTCTAAAATAGCTACTATTAATAAAATAATAACAGATGAGATAGATACTAAAAATATTAAAATAGGTATAACTGATCATTTTTATAAAAACAACGAACAATTAGATATTAAGAGAATAGAAGTAAAAACTATATTGTATTCTAACCATACAATAAGATCTAATTTGTTAGAAGAATCTTTTTATACTGAAATAGAGATAAAAAGTAATATTGAATATAATTTAAGTAATAATGGTTTAATAACACATATTACAGGTATTAGTGATTTAACACGTATTGAACTTATTAATGATACTTCTAATGCTTTATATACTATAGATACTATAGAGTATTATAACAATGTAGAAGTTGAAAGTAATCTTTATTATAAATTTATAAACACAGGTTCTGATATAGATTTAACACACTCTGTAATAAATAAATATGATCAAAAAGTTTTTACTAATCTATCAAATAATTTTATTGATACTAATCATCTTTGTAATATTACTGAAATAACTTCAAATATATATGATATTTTATATTATGAAGGTTCTAATGATACTTTACAGTATTATATTAAAGATAGTTCAAATCTTAAAATAGAGTATGAAGATCTTTCAAATCTTTTGTATAATATAGCAACATTAGATGAAGATTGTAATATAACCAGTAATATAATAAATAATATAAATATATCAGGTTTTTGTAATTTATATATTGGAACTAATTATAGTAATGATACAGAAGATTTAACTAATACATATACAATAATTAGTAATAATGAAATAGAAATTAATAATAAATATAGAATACATTTATCAAACATTGTTATTGGTAATGAATATACAGCAGAAGAAATAATTAATAGTATATATGAAAATGGATTAAATCCTTATCAATATACGTATGATCTTGAAAGTAATTTTAAATATAATTTACAATTAGAAATATATGATAGTAATGATATATTAGATAAATATAGCAATACTTTAATAACAGAAGGGTTTAATAATATTATTGAAAATTATATTATTAAAAACTTTGACAATTTTAAACACGTTTTAAATGATAAATTAATAACTCTAAAAGATAATATTCCATCAAGTAATTTATTATCATTTGATACTTGTGTAAGTAAAATAGAAGATCATATTAATATAAATAAACATTCTAAATTAACAAGTAATTTAGTTTATATTCTAGATCAATTTGAATATAAAAACATACTAAAAGATCAAGCAGTAAATCGTCAATTACTTAATTTTGTAACTAACTATGATACAAGTAATATAGAGAATGATAGACAAATATTAATTTACAGTGTAAATGATGGTTTAGTAAATACAGACAACAATGATGTTTCAATTCCAAATGGCGCATTAAGTATTGGAACTGATAATACAAATGGTTCAATGCTATCAATTAACAATTGTAATAATAATCCTGAAATATTTATTAATACAGAAGATTACGAAGTTGAAATTGGACATAATATAACTAATAAAGAAACTTTTACAATAAAAACAAATAATATAAAAGATCATAATATAGAATTAAATGCAGGTGCATATGGTCCTAATTTATTTTTAAAAGCAAATACTACCAATGTAGGTATTAATACTAGAAATCCTATAAAAGCTTTAGATGTAAATGGTGATATAATATCAACCAATTATTATAAGAGATATTTAGGGGAATCTAAATTAATAGCAAACTTTTTAGATTATAAGGATCATATAGGATTGGAAAAAAATAAAAGATTATTAATTGAATCTCCTGTAAAGATTACAAATAAATTAACAATTAATAAAATATTTAAAGGTGAGGATGAATTATTTAATTTTAATAAAAAATCATATAACAATCAGCATTATTTACATTCTGAAGTAGGGTGTATATTTATGGGTGAAGATGTAAATAAAAATATTGATAATACCGCAATGTTATTACAAAATACTTTAAATATTGAAAAAAATAATACAATCATAAGATTATTAAAAGCAAATAAATGGTCTCAAGGTGATAATCCAGATCCTTATACAGGTATAGAATTTACAAAATATCCAGATGATCCTTATACAGGTTGGTATATACATAATAAACATAATCCTGATAATTTCGAAATAGGTTATCGTAATAATAAAAATAATGCTTTTAATTTGATAAAAACTAGTTATAGCTTTGGAACAGATGGTATAAATGATATTGAAATAGGTGATGGTAAAGGAGATAATACAATAATATTAAAAAATAATGTATTTATTGAAGGTGATATTGATATAACAGGAAAATATAAATTAAATGGTGCTGTATTTTCATCAAATAACATTGATTTAAGTACAATACTTGGAAATGCAAGTGTATTAAATGATCGTTATTTTCCAAATGTAGTGCAAGAAAATGATATATCAATGTCATCTGCAAGTAGAATAATTAATTTAATAGCACGTAAATCTTCAATGTTTATAGGAACTTATGATACTACTAATTATCTTAAAAATGATGCTGAAAATAACCCTGGATTTACAGACTATTTAGCAAATTACTCTATACAACATAAACAAAAAGTTAGTGAGGTAACTAAGCAATTTGATGCAAATGTTAATATTGTTATGCCGGTAGATAATTCAAGTGTAAATGATAAACAACCACCTTTATTAGCATTAAAAGCAACTCATAATTTAAGCAACATTGATTACAATAAAAATGTAAAATCAAGTATTCGTTTAGCTATTTTAAATAGTGGGACTACTAGTGGGACTATACCTGATTATTGGGATAATAAAAACTATGTTGATTTATATTATAAATATTTTAATAATAAAGGTGAATTTGGTATTGATTTTAAATATAAAAATGGTGATAAAAATACACCTTTAAAAATAACAGAAAAAGATACTGAAATATATACTACATTATCATCTGTAAATAATAATGATAATAGTAATGCATTTTTTCATATTTTAGATAATAATAAAGATTCTTTATTGTTATTGGAAACAAAAAATAAAGAATTAATTAATATTAAATTAAAAACGCAAAATAACGAATGGGATATTGATACTGACGCAAACTTTAAGATAACACATAATGATAAACATCTTACATTTAATGATAATGGGCTTGGTATTAATGTTGAAGATCCTTCAGCATCTTTAGCTATTAGTAATAGTAATATTTATGGTATTACTATTGAAAATAATATTACAACTAATGATAATACTAAAAAATATTATATTGATACTGATCAAATTATAGATCAAGAACCAATAACCGATACTAACTCAATAACATTTAATTTAGATAAAACTACAACAAATTACAAACCATCGAATATTAAAACCAGTTCTAATATATTGATAGAACAAACATTTTATAATTGTAATTTTACAGGTAATAGTGATATAAATGGTGATAGAGAATATTCAAATATTTACAATGTATTTATTACTAACCATACTAACGAATCAAATTTTACATTAAATATTAATATTAATTTAACAGATTTAAATGAATATTTAAGTAATACATATTCAATATTAACAAATGTTAATTTAGAGTCAAATATTTATGAAGCATCTAATGAGGATCATCCTAGTGCAATAATTAAAGTAGCAACTATATATGATTTAAATAATTTAATAATTTCTAATATTAACGAATCAAATTATGAAATATATTTAAATGGTATTGATGAATCATCTAAACTATTAAGTAATTATAACATATGTAATATAGATTTTACCGTGTATCATCCTGAAAATTGTAATTATGATTTTACAGCAGATGTTAATTTAGTTACAAATTATACTATTAATACGAATATTATATCAGGAATACATTCAACACTAGAAATAAATCCACAAGGCAATGATATATATGAAATTAATTTCTTAAATGAAAAGTATAGATCAAATGTAGAAAGTATTACAATAAGTAATATAAATAAAACTGATACTATAGATGGTATTGAACATACATATAATTTTAATCCAATAACATTACAATATTATACAATTGATAAAACTTGTAATGTGTCTATAGATATAATAGAACCGCAATCTCATATAAAATTAACAACGTATCAAGATACTAAGAGTTATTATATAACCGGACATAATAGTAATTTTAATATAAATTATCAAGATGATACAACATTAAAAGAAATATTAAATATAACTAATGAAAGTAAATTAACAATAGATACATTATTTGTTAAGAATATAGAATGTACAGGTAAATTACAAGATTATGAATCATTAATATTTTGTAATGAAAATTTTAATTCAATAAATATTAAAAGTGACCATTTGTATATTAATACAGAAAGCGCCTACAGTATTCTTATAAATACAGATGCTTTTGATGATAAAAATACATATACAAGTGTGATCTTTGGTAATAAAGCAAACCCGAATTATTCGAATATTATCGCATTACAAAGTAGTTCAACTAATTCTTATTTAAATATAACAACGAATGGTCAAAGTGATAATTATAAAATAGGTAAAACTGATAATAATTTTAATATAATTCATACCGATAGTAATATATTAAGTATAAAACCAGAATATGATGAATTTAAATATTCTAATTATGATTTTGATGATGACTCTGATAATGATGGGGATGGAACACTGACACTAAATGAAATAGAACAAACACCTGATATTAAAACAATAACAACTCAATATGATTATGTATTCACTGAAGGAAGATTGAAAGGTATTAAGAATATAAATTATACAAGTAATGTAATATTTACCGAACAAACTACACCAATAATGTCACTAAATCAAGATGATATAACGATGCATCAAAGATTAATATGTGCTTTAGGAACAACAACAGGTTCTGATCGAAGAATTAAAGATAATATAAATAGAATTGAAAATGCTTTAGATAAAATAGATAGATTAAATGGTGTATCATATTTTAATAAATTATCAAAATCAAATGAAATAGGTTTAATAGCTCAAGATGTTAGAGAAGTAATACCTGAAGTTGTAGTAGATAATAATATACTGGGAATACAATATGGTAATATGATAGGATTATTGATAGAAGGTATAAAAGAATTACGCAAAGAAATAAGAAATGGATCTAATTCAAAATGCTAAAACCGATTATGTAATAATAAGTAAAAAAGATTGTGTATTTTGTGATATGGTAAATGAATTATTAGATGATTATTTTATAGATTATACTGTTATAAAGATCGAAACATTAACGAAAGAACAATTAGAAGAAATAAAACCGAAAGAAGCAACAAAATATCCTTTTGTGTTTAAAGATAAAATATATATAGGTAGTTATAATAAACTAAATAAAGCGTTAAATAATGGAGGATTATAGTATATTTGGATCTAATACAGACAGTGAATATTTACTGAAATTGCAAAATAATGAAAGTAATATCAAAATAGATATACATAATAGAGATCATAATTTTACTATTGATTATGTAAGTTCTAATGAAATAATAACTGAATATAATACATTAGGATTGAAAGATATAACTAGGATTGATGAGAATAATTACATTCATAAAAGTATTTTAAATAGTTCTAATGTAATAATTCAAGGTGAATATGATGGAAATCAAAATGATATAAATAATATATATTTTCCAACTGTTGCAAATTTTCCTATTTCTGAAACCTTATCAGTTACAGCATATTCTAGAGATTATTTTGATTCAAATATTCGTAGAGTAGCTTCTGATTATAATGAATATATTGCAACAAATACATATAATAGATTAACATCTGAGCAAAAAAAAATATTAGATCAATATAAATTTTATAATACTGATCTGATAATAATTGAAAAAACAAATTTAAATGGTGCATTATTACATATTAATTTTACTAATAAAAATAATGTATCAGGATATCAGTTTTATGGTTATAATACTGCTAATAAAGGTGTTTTTCCGCATAAAATAAAGTTTTATCAAGTTTTTAATAAAAATGCATATTTTTTTTATGAAAACATTTTTGATACTTATGATGAATTTATAGCCGAACATAGTATAAATAATAACTCTTTTGTATCAGACGAATTAATAATACAAGTAGAATCTGTATTAATAGATAATACTTATTTTGAAGATGAAAAAAATGAGATGACTGCCACAGAGTCACCAAATACAGATGAAGTTTTTGTATTTAGTGATGATTATAGATTAGCAATGAGATTTAATGGGATAAAATTATTTACAACAAATGAAAGATTAATAAATGAGTATGATATTGATATGTATAATAATAGTATTCAAAATGTAAATACATTAACAGTTGATAAATTAATTCTTAATAATGTTGTATATACCGATGTTGTATCAAGCAATAGAGTATTAGAAACAGTAAATGAAGTTATTAGCACTGATCCTACTATAAAATATAGTATTGTGGAAGGTTATTTTGATGAATATGATTATACAATGCTAAATAGTCTTGATCAAACTTTTAATCCTGCAAGAATACAGAATATAGAATCAAATATAAGATCAAATTTGGATACTAAATATATACCATATGTTTATACAAAATATGATGATGATTCAGTAATTCAAGTAGAATATGATTCTAATGTGAATATTAAATATTTATTAAACCTATCCGACCTTGATAATACTGATAAATTAATGAAACATTCAAATGGTATTATATACAAAGAGAATAAAGTAGATAATTTGGAAATAACATCAAATCTAACAATACTAAGTAATTTAGAAGTAAAAGGAGATATAAATATTAATTCAAATATATTAAGATGGAATAATGATATAGATAAATTTACACATTTAGATGGTAAAATAATACAAGATGATGTAATTGATATGTTATCATATGAACCAAAGATTAATAAAGAATATACTATTAGTTTTAATACAGATTATGATGCTTTTACATTAACATATAGTAATAATAATAAACCGTATTATATAAGACATCCGTTTAATTTTGTGCCTGTTAAAGATACCTCTGCACCAGATAGTTCTATTCAATTAATATATAGTAATAGTAAGTATTCAATACAGGGCAATGGAGAGAGTTTTGATTGTAATTTAAAAATACAATTTCTTGATTTAAATGCAAAACTTAATTTATATATAAGTTCTAGATTTGGTAATTTTTATAATGAAACCCAAAAAAAAAGTCAAACACTAAAATTTGCGACGCCTACATCAGATCCAAACGATATTGAAGCTGATAGAACAATTAAATTAATTTATAGTAATAATGAATATTCAAGTAATTATTTAGATTATTATGAATATGAAGTTCCTGAAAAAGTATTATTAAAACAAATTTCTTTTTATGATATAGAATTTGAAGATTATGATAATTTATTGAAAAATTATTATCAAGATATTATTAATAGTTTTAATATAGATGGAATAACTGACATTGATGCTATACCAACTTTATATACATATAATGCTAAAAATTATTTAAATAATTTTGCCATAATTGGATATGATAATGGATGGGAATTAATACAACATATAACATTTGAAAATGAAAAAACAGTAAATCAATATAAGATACAAAATATAAATAGCACTAAAAAATATTCAAGATATCGTATTGCTCTTAAAGAATCTCAACAACAAAACAAACCATTTATAATTAAAGATTTGAAGTTTCATATAGAATATACGAAAAACAATAAAAATATATTATATGATGGTGATAATATTAATTTTAATATTGTAAATACTTTATCAATAAATAATAGTATAAGATGGAATGATTATTTTAATGAGGATGATAAAATTCGCACAAAACTGATAATAAATGAAGATCAACCAAGTATTAAAGATTATTATAAATTATCAGCAACAAGAGATACCATACCATATGCTGTATGTCATATAAATGAGAATGTAGATGATTCTAATTTACTTGAAAATCATATGTTAAAGTTTGGATTATTTAATAATGACGTTCCATTACCTTCTGTTGATTATACAACTTATAGTTTATCAAAGAATACACCTTCTGTATATCATTCATTACATTTAATGAATAGTAATTTATATTATACGCAATCTGTAATAAATAATTTTCAAGATGTTAAAAATAGTCCTTATCATAATGAGTTTCTAATACTTGTTGAAAATAAACTACAAACTAATACACATACAGGTGTAGTAGGTATTAACATTGATAAAACTAGTTTATCAAATATTATAAATCATACTGATAGTAAAATATCAGATATAAATGGTTTAGTTGTAAATCCTATGGTGCGTTTGTGTGCGTTTAATCAAGGAGGATATACTTTATCATCGTATATGGATATAGAATTAAGTGAAAATTTAACATTAGAAAATTCGTATAAAATAATATTACCAGATAATTCTAGTAATATTATTGATACATCTGCGTATTATTTAAAACCTATTGCGGATCATACTAATAGAACTATAACAACTGAATGGGCAACATTAGGTAATGAAGTATTTTCAAAACCAGATATTTTTATAGGGAATCCTGATAATAGTAATATAAAGGATAAAGGATTTAAACATTATTCAAATATAAATAAAGATACAAATGTAACTACTGAAGAATATTTAACACATATTCGTAAATTATTAATAGGATATCCTGATGATTTACCTTTAGATAAAATAAATAGCAATGTATTAACAGTGGGTGGTTCAGTATATGCAACACACGATGTATCTACCGATTCAGATATTTCTTACAAATATAATTTAGAAAAAATAGAAGATGTGCGATATAAAGTAGAACAATTGAACGGTTATACGTTTGATCGTAATGATACTAATGATAATAGAAGATATTGTGGTTTAATAGCACAAGAAATAGAAAAAGTAATACCAGAAGTAATTGTAAAAAAACACGATGGTAAGATGAGAGTATTATATAATAATTTAGCAGGTTTATTTGTAGAATGTTTTAAAGATTTATATAAAGAAATAGATGAACTTAAAAAGGAGGTTCGTAATCATAAAGTTGGACTTTAAATTCGGTATTTGTATAAGACGGAACTTTAACAATATCTTCATTTGAAATTGTATCACATTCTTTCATACAAGATTCGTATGAATTATTTCTTTCTTTTTTAATATCTATTTTAAGACCATTTACTAATGTATAGTATTTCCATCTATAAGATTTAACTCTTTTGCCGTATAATGGTAATATAATAGTTTCAGGTTCTGCTTCAAGTGATGATAATGTTCCTAATATTTGATATTCTACATTAATTAAGTTGTAATTAGGATTTCCAGAATATTCATCGTATATTTCAGTAGATTCTTCAAGAGCTTTTTCTAATTCATTTTCAGTAATTTTTGTAGGTTTTGTAGTAGTTTTTTTATTACCAGAATTATTAATAGCAATATATATAATACTAAATATTATAACGAAAAATATAAAAATACTAATAGCTAAAAGAATAAAAGTCTTATTCATAATAATATTTAATACTAGTAAAGAAATTATGAAAGAGATAATCAATAAGTTGTTATACACAAAAGAAGGAAATATAATTATTAGTATTATATTAGGTCTAGGATTGGCTATGATATTAAAACCAGTATGTAAGAATTGCGTAAGATATGTATCACCAAATATACATAAAGAAGATGGTAAAACTTATAAATTGAATGGTATATGTTATAAGAATAAAGCTATACCTGAAAAATGTAATGGTAAAGAATTACCAATTTACGAACCTTTTAGTGTGTTAAATAAACATAAAAAAATATAAATATTTTTTGTAAAATGAGTAATCAAATGACAACTCCAATAAATAGTATTCCTGTTAAAAATAATGTAAAACCAAATGATGATATTCAAGATCCAATTGTTCAAGAAATACTAGGTAATATGGCAGAAAGTGCTTCTAAACAACCAATACAACAACCAGTACCGCAACCAATACAACAACCAATACCGCAACCAATACCGCAACCACAATATAATTATCCAGTTCAGACTGAAAGTAGTTTTATAAATACTTTTTATGATAAAAAAATAATGATACTAACATTTGTTATGATCATAGCAGTAATAGGAATACAATCAAATCAAATGGAAGATATACTCAAAAATATTAATATATCTTATATTGAAGAATACAAGATATATATTAAGTATTTGATATTATATTTAATATTATATATAATACAAAAGTATGATTTTTAATGAAAAGCATGAAATAAATGATATAGTAATTATTATAACTGTATGTATTACAGCTGTTGTTGTAGGTATAATAGGTGTATATACATATTATAAATCGTATGAAGCATTTATAGGATATCTAGGTGTTTTATTTTTAACATACGCAACAATAAGTTTAATATATACATTTTTAAATAGATCAGATTATAGTATAGCAGAATACAATGTTAATTTAGGTTTGGATATAACCGCAGTATTTATAACATTGGTAATAACTATATTTTTTACAATAAAATCGTTTTTTGCAACTGCACCTATATATAATCAACCACAACCTGTTATGTATTCACAACACCATTATTAATAATCATTAAAAGGTTTTTCATAACCAGGCATAATTTGTCCAGGATTTGGGTTATTAAATATTTGCATTTTACTGAGTTCAAATTCAGAAGGTTGTTCAATAGTGTTATTTTGCGCCATATTTAAATGATCTTCCGTAATATAACTTCCATATGGAATACTATTTTTTTTATATTTAGTATCTTTTGGTGCTAATTTTATATCAGTTTTAACATAAAACTTATAATAGATTACAAATACAGCACAAGCAATAAAAAAACCAGATAATGGATCAATAAAGATGAATACAAAGATAACTATAAGTGCAATTATAATTTGAATAATAGGTTCTTTAATTTTATGATTAATATCTTGTTGATAAAATAAAACAACTAATAGAAAGATAAGACATATAAGTCTTACAACGTAAATGATATTGTCTTCACTCATTTTATTTAGTGATGGCATAAAAAAATATTGTCTATATCACTATCAACCAATTCGGCATAAAATTTAAAATCGTGAGAATGTAAATCAAGTTCTTTAGCTTTGATTACCAGTAATTCAAGATTTGCAAGTTCTAAGTGTGCTATTAATTGTGTTTTCATATAATATCCTAATCCTTTAAATGATGAAAAATTAGCAGTGTTTATAGTTCGTGAAAAACCGTGAAATAATTCATTAGAAATTGTAACAGTTTTAATTGGCATATATAAAATAATAATAATATAATCTTTATATTATGGATACTTATATTCAAAATTACTTAGATGGTTTGGAAGATCCTAGACAGTTAGTAAATAAATATGCTGAAATACATAATAAAAAAATAGATAAGGAACTACTAAAAGAAGATATTGTAAATTGTATATTACAATATATTTCAAATAATAAAACTAAAGATTATAAATTATTATCAATATATGTAGATAAAGCTTTACAATTTAAACATAAAGATTTTCAAAAAAATATATTAAATAATTAAAACACCCTAGGTTGATATGTTTTTTGTAGTTCTTCCGCATTCCTAGCAGAAGCTAGATCCTTAGAACCCATAATAGAAGTAATTTCACTATCCTTAAGAACTTTAAAACGAAATGGAATAACAAGTTTAGGACTATCAACATACTTCATAGTGCTAATTGTTGATGAAGTAGTAGCAACACTACCATATCCAATACGTCCATTATCATAATCGTCTCCACCACGAGTAGTATTACGACTACGTGTAGGACCACCACGAGTAGCACCTTTAGAAATAGAGCGTGTTAGCATTTCATTATAAGTTTTACCTTCACATACCATAATAGTAATGAAGAACAATCCAGTATTATCAGTAGTTTCTTCAACACCATATTCTTTTTCTTCTTCAGTTAGTTCTTCACCAACATTTTTAGCTTTTTTAAGATACATTTGATACCTAGCACGAGCATTTTGATCAAGATTAATAACATTACCATTATTAGCACGAATATGCCACATACAACCATCACGTTCAATATTATAAGGTTCTGAAGAAATATTGTCACGATACTTAGGTTCTTCTTTATCAATAGCAAACCCAATACCATAATTGTAAGTATAATCAGGATCTTCTTTTGCATTACGAACTTTCAAATTAGAAATCCTTGAAACGATAGGTGCTTCAGTTCCAATAACACGATAGTTTTTAACCCCATCATCAAATACAACTTCATCAATAAGAAAATTATTATCAGTAGTGTAATCCATACGTGAATCATTAGGATCAATAGTAGAATCTACGCCTTTACCAAATTCCAAATTAAATTCTATGGTATAAGGACCGGATTCAATATATTGATAAATTTTATTAATACGATTTTCAGCAATAATTGACATTTTGATTTGTATATTTATATAATAATGTAATCATTTTTTTATATTTATTAAAAATAAAAATGCGTGGAAGAGGTGGATCAAGAGGATCTTCAAGTAGTGATACTACTCAAGGATTAATAGCAGGAGGTTTAGGTTATTTAGGTGGTAGTGTAGCTACATCAGGTGGCAATGCTAGTATAGGTGATGGTATGAAATATGGTGTTAAATGTGATGCAGATAATAATTCAGATTATTGTAAAGATGTTAAAAATTATAATAGATTTCAAATGATGGTAAGTATAATATCAACAATTGTAGGTGCTATAATATTTTTAATTGCGTTATATTACTTATACACTATATATTTTTCAAAAAAGAAAAAATAAATTATATTTTATATACTGGTTTTTTATTACTTTCAATAATCCATAATTTATTATAAATATTACGTAATTCATCAATTGTTTTATTTTTATACTGTTTTTTCATCATAGGAATAGTCTCATATTTAAAAATTGAATAATGTAAGCTATTAATATCAACTTTAGGAATTATAATTTTAAGATCTTTTTTATTTTTCATTTATTCTTAATACAATATAAATGACCGATGTAAATAATATTATTATATCTATATTATTAGGTATTATATTTTTATATAGTATAATTGAATTAGTATCTAATGGTATTAAAATATTAAGATGGTTTAAAATGGTATAAAGAAATATTTTTATATTTAAATGATTGCAAGTTTATTTATACCCCCTACAAATTAATTATAAAACTTTACAAAATAACTGTAAATTAATTATAAAACTTTACAAAATAACTGTAAATTATAAAATCCTACAACATAACTGTAAATTAATTATAAAATCCTACAAAATAACTGTAAATTATGAAATCCTACAACATAACTGTAAATTAATTATAAAACTTTACAACATAACTGTAAATTAATTATAAAATCCTACAATATATCTGTAAATTAATTATAAAACTTTACAAAATAACTGTAAATTATAAAATCCTACAATATATCTGTAAATTATAAAACTTTACAAAATAATTGTAAATTAATTATAAAACTTTACAAAATAACTGTAATTATAAAATCCTACAAAATAATTGTAAATTAATTATAAAACTTTACAACATAACTGTAATTATAAAATACTACAAAATAATTGTAAATTAATTATAAAACTTTACAACATAATTGTAAATTATAAAATCCTACAACATAACTGTAAATTAATTATAAAATACTACAAAATAATTGTAAATTAATTATAAAACTTTACAACATAATTGTAAATTATAAAATCCTACAATATATCTGTAAATTAATTATAAAATCCTACAAAATAATTGTAAAT